CGGTGATTTCGTCCTTGCCAGTGCGCGGCAGGCTCTTGAGATTGCAGCCCTGCGGGATAAGACCGCGCAGGATCGTGGCGGCGTCAGAGCGGGTCATTGGGTCTCGCCCTTCTGAGACGATGAATAGGGCCAAGGCGCTGGTTCCGGCTCACCAGTTAAACGGCGCTCTCGATCCTCTGCCCGACGCGCACGCTCGTAATAGACGTGCGCAAGGTTGCGCCAATGTTCCAGGGCCTCTCTCAACGTCATGTCGATTGCGCAAATTTCCGGCGTTTCACACCCTTCGCCCGGCGCGTTTCTCGGGTGTAATTGAGGGAATGATCTGCCGCAGGTCACGCATAGCCGAGGGTCAGCCATATCGACCCGGACATACTCCGCGTAAACATCCCCGTACATGCTGTCACGGTCTATCGGCATTGCCGAAATTACACCGTTATCGCAGCGCCGTGCCTTGATGCGGGTAGGGAATTTTTTTGGGTCAGTCATATTCCACAATCTCCCAATCGCAGTCCGTCGCCACACACCTTTTGGCATAACGGGACTGCGCGACCGTCATGCCGTCGCAGCGCGGACATGGTTCGTCGGTCATCCAGAATGTCGTTACATGGGTGCGATCGAAGCGGGGCTTGACGCGCTTGTCGTCAGTCATTTTTCTCTCCTTTATCAGTGTGCTGTTTTCGGTTTAGGTTTATACGCGGGTCCGGCCTTTTCTAAAGACCGCTCTATCAAGTTTGCTTGCACCATCATGTCTAGCGTTGTTTCGACATTATGCGCCGGAACTCGTTCTAGCAAAAACTGTATGATCCGATGCTTCATTATAGGCTTGTTTTCTTTCATATATATTTCGTAGATAAAGTGCCAAGTATCGTCCATGACACTAGCGGTTCCGCCAGAACTCATCGCTTTGAATATTTCCGGCATTTGTGTCTCGGCTTCTATTAGCCAACCAAAAGCCCGGTTAAAATCGGCCTCCCTGATAGTCAAATCGTCACCACGAGACACGGAGGCCACCATGCACAATTTTATCAGATGGACTGTCCGGCGTATCGTATATGAAAGTAGTTTTGGGTGGTTGGGTTTTGGTTCCCCGTCCGATAAGTGAAATGCGTCCATCTTTTCTGCGGCAGCTTGTTCCCAATTCATTTCCCCATAGAAAGCAGAAATCGCCTCAAGCGCTGTTTGCAAGTGATCCCATTCTTGTTGGTCTATGCTAGTTTCTGCAAACAAAGATCGTTTTTGACTGTCGCCAGAATATATAAGCATGGTTCTGGAAAGAAAACCTTGATCCCAAGCGCCTTCTGGCAAGACGTGAACTAGGTATGATGGGGTGCATCCTGCGATCATGTTAAGTTGTGGCTTGTCTATCTTGTGCGTAACTTTCGTTGTTCGTCTGGATTCGCTGTAGCCTTTTCCGTCCCACAAGTCTGTAAGCGTGTTCATAAACTCATTCTCATAAGCGGGGATCAGAACGCCTAGTTCGTTGATACAGAGTATGAGTGAGTTGAACGAGTCTACGGGATTTTGTCCCGGCTTTGGACTGGATATTACCCAACGACGAGTTGCGGCTGCAAGTTCGTCAATCAAGCTAGCTTTTGTTACCGAAGTCGAAGCTAGTTGATGATCCTCTAAAGACGAAAGCAGGTCTCTAGCCCTCCAAGTCACTTCTGTTTTTCCGACACCCGGCGGCGCAACTAAAATGATATACATATTCGGATACACATTAGATCGCGCTGTTCTAACCCAAACCTTCCGTTCGAGGGTCGCGGCTATTGTGTAAATTGCAGCCCATTTACGAAAAAGCACCGGGGAACTAATTTGGTCTGTTTGCTCGACAAACAGATCTACCCAATCACTTCGCATTTTTGAAGTAGTCCCTTATACGTTTTTGTGGAGTTGGCCTGTCTCGTTCTTCTTTTCCAGTCCAATCGACAAGCCCGTAGATATTATCTTTTGAAGCTTTGCCCCAATTCCAGCCGCCTTGTGCGTCAAGTGGAACCACAAACTTTCTTCCGCCTTTTAACTCCAATACTACTTGCATGGTTTTGAGAATTTCTGGAACCAGATCGACAGTCTCGTTGTAGGGTATTTGGAGAAGAATGGAGTCGTGGACTTGGTTGAGAAGTTGGACTTGTGGAAACTTTCTCCAGACGTAGAGAAGCCCACGATCAATCTGCTCTCCTGTCATAGATTGCGGACCGTAAGCAATGGCTTTGCGCCACGTAGAGGCGTCGTTGCCGCGCCCGAAAAACATTCTGCGCCGACCAAAAAGCGTAGTGATTGTGCCGTGTTCTTTGATCTGCTCTATTACCCACTTATGCCATAGGGGGATACATTGAAATTGTTTGAAATACCTGGATTGAAATTCTTCGATTACTTTGGTAGGGACGTGCGTATGTTTTGCCATCGTGCGTGGTGTGCCATAATAATTTGTCCCGTGGCCTAGCTTTTTTGCAAGCTGCCTGTAACTGTCCTGGCCGTGCGCAATCAGCGAGTCGCAGAAATCTTTCCACTCCCCAGACTCTACTGGCCAAGATAATTCTGGCCAAGTCATACGACAAACCGTAGTATGCAAGTCGCCGGACTCGCAAGCGTCAAGATAGGTTCCGGCAAATTCTGGTCCGTGGCTGTCGTAAAACAGGTTGTAACACGTTGCCCCTACGTTTCGACCATCAGCTTGTCCGAGGTCTATGTTAAGCATATACATGCCCGGATCGGCGGTAAACGGGTAACGCAGTTTTCTGTTTACGTTTTGCAGGTTTGTTCCGGTGCCAAACTCGGACATAGATGAGGCCAAACGTCCAGTGTTTGTGCCCGCTATGTTGTATGTAGTCCTGATCCGCTGGTCTTTGTCGATTTCCGTTTTCAGGAATGATAATTGCTTGTGTAAATCGCGCAGGATTAAGACAAACCGAGCTAGCGGTTTTGCGTGAAGATAAACTTGAAAACGCTCAAGGGCTTCTCGGTTAACCGTGGCTACGTATTGCCCTTTTTGATTTCGTTTCTTGATTTCCTTAATACCGAGAAATCTGTAGAACAGGTTTTTGAGTTGTGTAGGGCTGCGCCAATTAAGAGGCTCACCCAAAACTTCCCGCATTATGCGTTGAAATTTATCGTCCAGCTTTTCAAGGTCTTTTTTCAAGACGTTGATGGTGGATTGCCTAGCCTCTTCATCAATATGTGTGCCACGCATACTCATTTCAAGGATAGGGGCCATCTTTGCTAGTGCGTTATGATAGGTTTGCTGGACTTCTGGCAGGTCAGACTCTAATTGTGCTATTAAGACGTTATATATTTCTGCCGTTACACACACATCTAGCCCGTTGTATATAAACGAGGCTTCGTCGGAGTCGAGACGTTTAATCGACTGCTCTGTGAGTGAGTTTGTATTGATTATCTGCATCATACCTCCACGTATTTTGTTGGGACGTCATGCCTATAGGCGAATTGGATTTCGTGGGCTATGCCTTTGGAAGAAATCCAACCGGGAATTTTCAGAATGTGCATTTCTTCGGCGGAGAATAGCATCGTGTTGTTTAGTTGTAACCACGTTTCATAATCGCCGCTCCTGCCGTGTTTTCGATGAAACTGATAGCCGTATACGATCGGGCTAAACGCCACGTAGCCTTTATTCAAAAGACCATTGGTGTAGTCCAATGCTTGATGGTATCGTTTTTCTTCGACTAGTGGGTTTGGGTCGGTAAAAGGGGATGCAACGTAAATCATTGATACGCCCCACGGATACGAGCTAGTGTGTTGTTTACATTACCTGCAACGTAAAAAGCCATGCCGCCAATAAGCAAGCCAGTTGACTCTTCTGTGTGGTGCCATACAATAGAAATTTTCATCGGGTTTATATGGACTGGCTTGCTTTCTTCGTTTTCCTCAACAGCGGTAAACTCTACAAAGTGCATTAGTCGTCTCCTTTTTTCAGGTGGTCGCTGTGGTCTTGGCGCATGAATTTCCAGCTAGGTTCTCTGGTGTAAACAGAACCAAGAAAGCCTAGACCCTTTTCTAATTCGGGTTGCATCGAGTGGTGCAAGATCATCGTGTCGCCTAAGAAATGTGGGCATGGTATCCCGACTGTGCGCCAAAGATACTGCATGTCGTAAGCAAAATTTTGTCCTACGAGTTTGTGTTTTTTACAGATGTGGCGGACAAAACCCCAGACTAGAAGTTCTGTTTCCAAATCCGGCCAGTAATTTCCGTCTTTATGCTTACGCGAATAGAACGGAACTACCAAGGCACGTTTACCGTCAGACGTGCCAAAACCTACTTCCGTGATTTGTCCGCCTTTTGTTTCTATGTCGCAGGAAATAAACGGCTCGCCTTTGAGGTAGTTATGGTAAAATTCCCACAACTCGTCTAGGTTTTCCGGGTTTATGTATATGTATCGCGTTGGCCTGCGCAAGTCGGAAAACGTCATTTCGTCCTTTGCCTTGTAAATGTCGGCAAGGGCTATTGGACGCAATTCCCATTGACGTAGTATGCTGGCCGGGTGCCATGTCGGTAGGACTTTGTAATTTTGCGTGTGGTCTAGGAGGGGGCTTCCTCGATAACGCTTAATTCCAGACTTTTTGCACAAAGCCCAAAGGGCGATGTTGCCGCAGGCTAGAATTAAATTTGGTTGCGTTATAGAGATTTCTTCCCCGAGACGGTCCAACTCCGGCTGATATTTTTTGTGGACATACTTCCCATTAGTGACGGGGCGGTAGTTTGGGATACCGTCTTTTTTCGAGGTGTAGATGTTTTCTATTCTTCCGCCGTATGGGCGGAAATTGAATACGTTAGTCATATGCACGTCCTGCTTAGAAATTCCAGCCTGACGTAACATTGACATTAAGACGGAACCTGACGGGCCGGAAAAAGGTCTGCCAGTTCTTTGTTCGTGTTCGCCCCAACATTCTCCGACAATCATAAGTGGCTTATGGGTAGTCATGTATGGCGGTGTCCTTTTTGGTTATTGCCATATAAGGCTGAGTTTTATTGCAGGGGGTCTAGTCCCAGCGCCTCCCTTGCGCGATCAACGTATTCTCGGTTTTTCTCTAGCCCTAAGCTGTAACTCGCGCCCAGAGACTCTGCTACCGAGATTGCGTTGCCAGAACCGCAGGTCGGGTCGAGCAATAAGGTGGTTTCGTCTACGAGCATACGAAAAAAGTGATTTAGCACTGCTTTCGGTTTTTCGCTCATGTGGATTTTGTCTTTGGTGGATGGCGTCTGGTGCGAAAAACCGTTAGGCACAGCACGGACTATTTTACGGTCTCCGCGCGTGGCTAGGAGTGCCGTTTCATAAATTCGCCTTGGCCCTCTCTTTGCATCAGGTAGAATACCGTTATCACGAAGCCAGACCAGAGGATGTTTATTGACTAGCCAACCAGCACTAGAAAGTGCTTCAACGGTTTCGGTATAGTAGTTCATCGAAAACCAAAACACCAAGTGAGCAGAAGGCGAGCAGAAGTTGTCTAGTTTATTACAAAAGGTCTCCAGAAGGGAAAAGTAAATTTCTTTTCCGTCCTCGTATCCACCTAAATTCCTAGCGCCAGATTGTCCTTTCGTGTCGCCCGCGCTTACTCCATAAGGAAAGTCTACGTGGATCAGGTTGTAAGGCGTTTCTTGCACCTCGTCCGCAAACTGGTAGAAATCACGGCAAAGAATATCGCAATAACGCTTTGTTGCGGGAGTGGGGCTAGTTTCTTCTGGCGAAATCACTTCTCCCGGCAGCTCTTCTAGTTCTATCGGGGCTGGCGTAGATATGTCTTGAAGTAAATCGCGTTTGGCGCTAGTCTTTTTGCGTTCGTTTCGGCGATCGACAAAATTGGCTGCGACGGAAAAGCGTTCAGCTTCCAAGACTTCCGGCACACCCTCTTCTGCGGCTTGGCTTACCTCTAAATGTCGGGATACATGAGTTCGACTAATGCCCAAGCCCTCAGCAGTTTTGCCAACGTGCCATTCCGGATCTAGTTTTGTTTGGAGTTTGTGATACTCAGCAATGGCCAAAGTTTGATCGAGCCAGTTAAGATCAACGCGCTTCACGTTTTCTTCTAGCTCGATTAAATGAAGCTGTGTTTTGTCAACTTCGTCTGTGTAGTGGACAGGTATTTGATCGAAGCCGAGTAGTTTGTGCGCTTCTAAACGACGCTCGCCAGCCACGAGAACGTTTTCCCGCGTAATCACGATTGGGTTGATTAAACCTACGTTACGAATAGACTCAGCCAACTCTTCAACTTTTTCTAGCTTTTTTCGTTGCCGGTTTTCGCGGTCAATAGATATATCGGCAACCTGGACGAAGGTGAAGTTTCCGCTAGTCATTCTTTAGCATCCTCTGCTGCTACCTCTCCGGCCAATGCACTGTAGCCTGCGGCGTCGATGTAGTTATCTGGTTTCATTAGTCCTTGCATAGATCGTGCGCATTTTTGCAAGACGTTGAGCCAAGCCACATCCTCAGCAGTCAGGTAAACCATTGACTCGGTTGAAGTGTCTGCCGATATTATCTTGCCGCAATACTTTGCTTCAATATAGGCGCTCCAAAGTATTCCGATGTTTAGTAGGTTTTCCGAGGGCACGCCATACTCGGCCTCTCTACCATCAACGACACTTGCGGCTTTTGCCAGTATTTCGTTCTTTTTCACGGGACATTCTCCAAGGTTGGGCGGGCAAACTAACGCCCGCCCGTTGCAACTCATACAGAAGTTGTTTTGCGACCAAGTTCCGCGTAGATGATTTCCGGGTCGTTCGGATCAGGGCGGTGGATCAACTCACCGATAAACTGCGCGCCGACCGACGCCGGGAAGGCTTCGGAGAAAGACATTTCAGCGTCAAGGCCAAGATGTTCAGCCAAAAACTGGCGCATCTGATATTCGGAACGCGCGTAGCTCTGCTTATCTTCCTCAGCGCGGCTGAAAAGAAACTCTTTACGCAGTCGGATGCCTTGAACATTGCCAAACTCGGACAATTCATCCTGGTCTACGTCGTCACACGCCGAAACGACTTCTACCGGAAACAGCACCTTGTCATATTCCTTGCCGGTGCGTGCAGACTCGATAAGGTCCAGTTCCGGTTGTGAGACAACTTGCATGATATAGTGACCAACCGGCGGCAGCGGCGGGCGTTCTACTTCTTCCATTTTGCGGTTCAGGGACTCTGTGAAATTCATGTTCACTTCCTTTAGTTTTCGGCTGCGTCCAGCCTTCTGAATACCCGAAATTAAGCGTCCTCAATTTCGGATTACTTTCCGAGCAGCGAGGCGAATATTTTCGCCATGCCGTCAGAAATATCGTATTCGGCCTGTATGCGAAGTGGTGCAGACGTTTTTACGTCTATCAAAGCCGTGGGTAACGTTTTGATTTTGCGCTTAACCTTCTGCCCTTGGCCAGAAGTCTCGGCAAGGATTAGGTTGTTAAAGTTGCGTCCGATTTTCGGACCTAGTGCTTTGCCAACGGCGGACGGGTAGCCCTTAATTAAGCCATCTTTCGTCTCGGTCATTTCTATGTGAGAAATGACTATGACGTTTGTTGCAAACTCGTCGGCGGTCAGGTTCATTAAGAAGTCGTCTAGAAGGTCTTGTGCGTTTTTATACCAACGCCGAGGATCGCGGTTCATAGGGTCAATGGCCTTGGCCCAACGGAAGGCGGCTACGCCGAGGTTTGTAAGTGAGTCGATGACTAGCACTTTGTCCGATCCCCACGTAGCTGGATCAGAACCGTCGTCTGGCCATTTTTCAAGCGCAGCCATAGTGTCAGCGTAAGCCCTTGCTGTTCCATTGACTTTAGTTCCTTGCGCTGTCATTTTTACCTTGTCCCGAAAAGAGGCGTAGCTAATTTTGTTCAGCAGTTTCGGGTCTTTATCTTTGGCCAAGGAAATCAGTGTGTCGAGGCCACGGTCTAAGTCGATGATGAACAACTCGTAGCCAGCCTCAAGCAAAGATATTAAGGAACCTGTTTTTCCGGTTCCCGATCCTCCGATATACATGAGTTTGACTAGCGGGTTGTTAACGTAGTCTTGTCCTTTTGGCATTTATCTCTCCACGATAGGGTCCCAGACTTTCTTTTTGAAGTCTGTTTTGATGTAGTTTTTGCGCAACTTTTTGGAGGTTGTGCAAAGGACACGATAGGGGCAACCGCCGTATTTCTCGCACGACGAGTAGTTCAGCGGCCAATAGCCTGTTTCGGTCGCTCGCCAAACACTTTCTATTGTGTGGCGCATAGAGTTTACCCAATCTTCGATTTGATCGGGAGTTCTGGTTGTTATCTTTCGCCCAAACACAGTTGAGTTTACGTTGATTTGTGCAGCGTCGATGATTACGCCGCGAATAGGGCTTTGGAGCGTTGCTTTTCCGGCGAAGGAATAGCCTGTCATTTGCAAGCTTGTGTCAAACTGGTTGAAGTAATAATTGGTAAGCGAGCTACCCGTTGTCTTTTGATCAAGAACGTAGAGGTCGTCGCCCATCCAGCAAACTCGGTCAAGGTGGCCGCAGTAGACGAAATCTTGGTCGATTTCTATGGCAAAGCTAAGTTCGACTGCGGGTTTTCCGTCTGACAAGTGGTAGGTTTTTAAGCCTTCGTCAGTCTCGTGGCCGAATTGTTCCAGATACCAGACGATCGTGCGGATTAAGGCTACGCGAGTCTTTTTCGTATCGTTAAAAAAGATCGGTTTTTCGTTTTCTCGATCCCACGAAGCGTTTAGGGCCTCTCGGACTACCTTACACAAAGCTGCATCGTAGTCGTCTCCGGCCGCACGGTATTTGTAGAAGTGTTCTAGCGCTTTTGCGTATATCCCGCCAAAAATCAGATGGACTGACTTTTCCTCCGGCGCGATCTGTTCGATCATGGCGTAGTAATATTTGCGAAGGCAAGTCTGCGCCAATTCGAGCGACGTTGCATCCCAATATACCTGTAAGCCGTCTACGAAAGATTGGTTGTTTTTCATAGCTTGAAGTCCAAGTCCAGTTTTGATGCGGCTTTTTGTGTGGCGGTTTTTGGTGCTGGTGCCTTTTTCGTCTTAGCCGGGGACGAGTTAAAGGCGGCACGTTTCTCTCGAAACTCTTTGATTATCTTGCCTATATCGTCGTCGGTCAGTTCAAGAGGATCGCGGTTGAACAATTCGTTTATGTCGGTCATAGGTCCACCTTTATGTCTATGTTTTCCATAGGCTTTTCTTTTTGTTGCAGCTTGTCCACGAAGTTTGCGACTAGCGTTCTGACGACAAGAGAAGTCGAGACTCCTTTGACCTTGTAAACGCTGGTTATGTAGTCCCAATCACCTTCTCGTAGGTGAAGCGTGTGTTTTTGGGTTTCATTCTGAGGCATCTGGTTTTTTCACGATAAGCAAATCGCGCTCCGGGTTAGTTCGGCTTGTTGCAAAACTCAGCTTGGCTAGTTCCTCATCTTTCGCCGCACGTCTGGCGGCGTAAAGCCGTTGTTTCAGTTTTTCTGGGTCATTCGTTCTAACGACTATACCGCGTTCTGAGTGCAAAGCGCGGTATAGTGCTTCAAGATACGGTGTGTTGACCTTAGACATTGGCCTACACTTCGAGTTTTTCTTCTACGGTATCTGAAATCTCTTCTGCTGGCTTTGGGTAAAAGGTAGCTATCGGGTAAAGATTTTTTCTGTGCTCAACCAATTCCTCAACGAGCACGTTAAAGACTACGCCATCGTCAACATACGGCGCGATTAGTGCTGCGCTTTCGCGCTCAACGTAGGCGATGTGGTCGCCGTTGTAGATAATTTTGATGGCGTTTTCGTCGTAGGGGTTGTAATGCTCTCGTTCGTAATAGACGATTACTGGTGGAACCATGTTGGCAACTACGGCTTTTGCGTTTACTTCTTGGCGGAAGTGCATACCCACAAGTTTTACGTTGGTAAAGGTCGGGACGTTCATTTTGGGACTCCTAGTGCGTGTTGAAAGGTGGCTTGGGGGACCTAGGGATATGGAGCGAAAAACGATCCCCCAAGCCTAACGCGGGCCAAACGGAGAAGAAAAGCCCGCGTTATTCTGTTAGTCGAGGTCGCCGACAAGTTCCTCTTTTTCGGCAAGACGCTTGCGGGCCAGTTCAATCACTTTCTCGTGCTGCCAGAGTTCGTCAACACGCTTCGTGATAGCATCGTCGCCTTTTTGCTCTTTATACTCTTTTTGCGTCATGCCTTGTTCTTTGATTTTTGCCGTGATGTAGGCTTTGGCGATGGTACGGGCTTCGCGTTCGAGCGGGTCCATGCTGCTACGTCCGCCACCGCTGGACAGCGAGAACTCGTAGGTCTTGTCGTATTCGCTGACGAGTTTCTGGGCCTCTTTTTGCGCCTTTTCAGCATCGCCGTGCTTTTGGACCAGTTCTTTGATTTTCGGCGCTGTGTTGTTGCGCAAGTTTTCTGCGCGGACTTGGTTCAATGCAGCGGCTTCGGCTGCGGTGATTGTGTGTCCTTCGGCGTAGGGCTGGGAAACTTCTACAAGGACTTTTTGGACTGTGATGGTTTTATTTTGATCGGACATGATTTTCTCC